ATGGTATTTGTAAATGGTAGTTTACTAGTACCAACTACTGATTATACATTTAATACTGGAACAAGTGTTTTAACATTCACTTATACACCAGCAAATAATGACGAGATTAATGTAAGAGGTGTTACTGAAAATAATGCAGTAGTAGGAAATAGATACACTTATGTTGCAACTAACAATCAAACTGCATTTACTGGTGCAGATGCAGCTTCACAAACTCTTTCTTTTCTTGCAGATAACATAGAAGTATTTTTAAATGGTTCTAAACTAAATAAACAACAAGGCGATTTTACTGTATCTGGTGGTACTACTGTAACTCTTGCAAGTGGAGCAGCTACAAGTGATATATTAGAAATCCTTGTTTTTGAAAGTTATTCAGTTGCAAACGCACTAAAAATAAGTAGTAATTTAAGTGATTTAAATAATGCTGCTACTGCAAGAACAAATTTAGATGTAATAAGTTTGACTACACTAAAATCAGAAGTTGCAGCTTCAGCAGATTTTGCAGCTTTTAAAGCAAGAATAGCCGCATTATAAAGGGATAAAATAAATGTCAAGAGCTAGAGATAGGGCAAGTAGAGAAGGTACTTCACCAGTTAAAATTGGCACTACCCAATTAAATACTGATTCTGGTGATTTGAAAGTAACTGATACTTCTAACAATCTTAAAAAAGTTGTAGCAGATGAAATTCATATTGGCGATTCTAGTAATAAAGTTATTATAAAAAAGGGAAGTGATAACAAAGTACAATTCCAAACTCAAGCATCTGGTGCATCAGCTGCAGATTCAAATGCTGGTGGTGGAACTACTGTATTTGCAAATATTGCGGCAATGACAGCTACTTCTCCTAATGCTGGGGATCAAGCTCTAGTTACTGCAAATAGTGGTCTTTACATTTTTAATGGCGGTGGGTGGTACAAAGTTGCTACTGTGAACACTTCTCCTTCACTTGTAAGCCCTGCATCTGGCACAGATGTTACGTTGAGTTCAGAAGGTACGGCTACAACTATAGAGCTTGTAGGTACAGATGCAGATGAAGGTACTACTCTACAATATTCATATGCTGTAACTGCTGGGTCACTTACAAATGGGGGTGGCACAACAGCAACTGTTACATCAAGTGCAACATCTGGTGGAACTTATTCTGCGTTAGCTGCTAGTACTAATACAACAAATAGATTTATTAAAATAACGCCTAGTACAAACGCAAGCTATGCTGGTAATTTTTCGCTTAATTTCTCAATATCTGATGGTACGAATGCCGCAACAACTTTACAAAATTTTGGTTTAGCATTCGCAGTTTCAGGCTCACTTTATCTTGATGGTACGGGCGATTACGTAACTCCTACGCCTCATGCTGACTTTAATCTTGGTACTGGAGATTTTACTATTGAAACTTGGGTTTGGCCTATAGCAGTAGGCGGTGGTGTGTTTCATATTTCTGGTACAGCTGGTGGATTTACTACGAGTACGACAAATACATTAGGGTTGGGAATTTCTTCTGGAACAAATAAATGGAAATTATATGCTGGTGGTAGTACAGCAGATCTAGGTGGATCATTGCATACTCCAGCAATGAATGCTTGGTATCATATAGCCGTTGTTAGAGCTAGTGGAACAACAAAAATGTATGTAAACGGCGTAGAAGCAGAAAGCAGATCAGATACTACTAACTATAATTTTAATAACTTAGTTATTGGTGGTTATTATTCTACTAGTTACACATGGAATGGTTATTTAAGTAATTTTAGAATTGTAAAAGGTACTGCTGTTTATACTGGTAACTTTTCTGTTCCGACTTCACCATTTTCTGCTGGTGTAACTAACACAAAACTTTTAGTGGCAAAAAATTCTGTGCCTACTGCTGTAACAGCTGGATCTTATTTATTTAATGCAAATGCTGAAAATTTATTAGTAACTCATGCTGATATGTCTATGGGTTCTGGTAGTTGGACTATAGATTTTTGGTTTTACTTCTTAGTAACTCCTAGTAGTAACAATTGGTTTTTTGGTGCAGGCACAGCTAATTCTGATGCTCTTCAAATATATTATAACGCAAGTTCTAATACATTAAACTATTGGGATGTAGGAGGAGTAGGCTCTGGTGGTTGTACTTTAACTAATTTTGGGTCAGAAACTGGTCAATGGCATCATGTAAGATTTTGTAGACATGGAAATAATCATTACACATTTATTAATGGCAATTGTACAGATACTTCTGGTAATATAATTACGACAGGCCAAAGTTGGACAAGAAGTTATACTCACGCACCTTCAACATCACAATTACGTATTGCTGGAGAAATGAGTGGTAATTATGGTTGGGATAATGGAATATTGATAAGTGACTTTAGAGTTATTAAAGGTACATCATTACAAACTTCTGCTGCTAAATTTGCTGTACCGACAACTCCAGCGACAGCCGTAAGTGGTACAGTATTATTAACTTGTCAAAATAGTACTGGTAACCCTACAGTAGACAATAGTGGAACTAGTAAAACTATAGCTATTAGTCAAGGAAGTCCAACAGTAGACACAAGAAAGGTTGAACTTGCAACTATTGACGAAAGTTCTTCAGCGCATGGGTTAACTCTTAATGGAAATACAGCATTTAATTATGCAACACCTTTTGAGAATGCAGGCGGTGGATCAATTTATTTGTCTGGTAATAGTAATAACGTATTGAAAGCACAAAACGCTGATTTTACGTTAGGTACAGGCGATTGGACTATTGAAGGGTGGGTTTACTATTTAGGAGGCGGCTCTAATAATAATGGGTTTTGGCAAGTTGGTGGAAATCATTCTCTTGGGTTTGGAGCTAATTATACTACCTCTGTGAGTCTTGGTTTAGCTGGTGCAACTACATTAAAACTTTATGGAGCAGGTGGTGAATATGCATTTGGGGTTGCAAATGCAGCGGTTGCTGATACTTGGGTGCATTACGCTATGACAAAAACTTCAAGTAATATATATGTATATAAAGATGGAACTCAAATATATACTAGAAGCGATACTACAAACTATAGTACTGGTGATTATTTAGGACTAGGTGCTATGTACGGCCCTGATCAAACACCTAATTTTTATCTTAGCAACTTCAGAGTAATCAAAGGTACTGCTGTTTATACTGGTAATTTTGCAGCACCGACAGGAAATTTAACACCAACTGGTGGAACGTATTCTAGTACAACTAATGTTAATACATCTATTCCTAGTGGTCAGTGTTCAGTTCTTACAGCAATTACAAGTAATTCGTTTGCTGATCTTTCTGGAAATAATCATACAATAACTGGAGTAGGAGATCCAATTGCTACTAAGTTTTTGCCGTATTAATATAGAGAGGAAAGAAAATGGCAACACCAACAACAAAAGCAACATTTAAAGATTATTGTCTTAGAAGTCTAGGAAAACCTGTGATTGAAATTAATGTTGATCCAGATCAAGTAGATGATAGAATAGATGAAGCATTACAATACTTCTCTCAATATCACTATGATGGTGTTGAAAGAATGTATCTTAAATATCAAGTTACAGAAGCTGATATAACAAGAGCAAGAAGTGATAATTCTTTAGCACAAGTAACAGATATTGATGGCTCAACAACTGCGACTTGGAAAGAACAAAAAAATTACATTCCAGTTCCTTCTAGTATTATGTCAATTATACAAGTTTTCCCATTTACTGATAAAACTGCGTTAAATATGTTTGATTTAAAATATCAACTTAGACTTAATGATTTATATGATTTTAGTTCTACATCTATTATACACTATGAAATGACAATGAAACATTTAGATTTTATAGATCATGTTTTAACTGGCGAAGTTCCTATAAGACACAATCAACATCAAAATAGATTATATTTGGATATGGACTTTCAAACAGACATTTCTGCTGATGAATATATTATTATAGAATGTTATCGTAAATTAGATCCAGCAACATATTCAGATATATGGAATGATATATTTTTAAAAAAATATGCAACACAATTAATTAAAAGACAATGGGGTGCAAACTTATCTAAGTTTCAAGGCGTGCAAATGTTGGGTGGTGTAACTATGAATGGTGAACAAATATATACACAAGCACAAGAAGAATTAAATAAGTTAGAAGAACAAATACAACTTGCATTTGAATTACCCCCAACATATATGGTAGGATAGATTATGCCTACTAATGTATATTTCGATACAGGAACAAGACCAGAAAGAGATCTATACGAAGATCTTATCATAGAACAATTAAAAATCTATGGTCAAGATGTTTACTATATTCCAAGAAAAATGGCTGGTACAAATACTGTTTTTGAAGAAGATTTAAGTTCTTCTTTTGAAACTTCTTATGTTATTGAAATGTATTTAGAAACAAATGATGGATATGAGGGAGAAAAAGAACTCATGTCTAAATTTGGTTTAGATATTCAAGATGATGCAACATTTGTTGTTGCAAGAAGAAGATGGGAACAATTCGTTGCAATTGATAATAACTTGGTCACAAATTTAAGACCCAATGAGGGCGATTTAATTTATTGGGCTAGAGGTAATAAGTTATTTGAAATTACTTTTGTAGATCATGATGATCCATTTTATCAAGTCAACAATTTACCCACATATAAATTAAAATGCAAATCTTTTGAGTATGGATCTGAAAAGATTGATACTGGTATTGTAGAACTTGATAACATAGACAAAGATAATAGTTTAGATCAACTTGCATATCAAATATCATTAGAAGCAGAAACAATTCGTCTTTTTCCTTCAACAACTGGTACAGGTTCTATAATTATGGAAAGTGAAGTTGAGGGTGCATCACCTTCCTATATAATACAAGAAGAATTTAACTTAACAATAATAGACGAAAATTCACAAAACGATATTTTTGAAACTTTAGATGATAATATATTAGACTTCACAGAAGGAAATCCTTTTGGTGATGCTGGGATGAGATAATATGATAGGACAATACTTTTATAATAATTCAACACGAAATGTGGTAGTTGCATTTGGAACAATATTTAATACTATACAGCTCCATAAAAAAGATGGAAGTGGGAATATAGTACAATCTATGAAAGTTCCTCTTGCATATGGCCCTAAACAAAAATGGTTATCAAGACTTACTGAAGATCCAAACTTAAATAAAAAAGTTGCAGTAACATTACCAAGAATTGGTTTTGAAATTTCTGGTATTGCATATGATCCAGCAAGAAAATTACAAAAAACAGTTAAAGTTAAAAAGGTTGCAGATGGTACAGATACTAATCAAGTAAAATCTGGTTT